GGCGTCGGGATTCTCCAGACGTGGGAAAGTCAAGTCTCGGTAGATGACCTCAAGATCGCGGCAGAGATCAAAGGATGGGCTGATCAATATCGTCCTAAGATGATCTGCTACGACAAGTACACGACGCAATCGATCGCGGAGCGCCTGGCCAATGCTGGTCAGATAACCCAGGACGTATCAGGTCAGCAGTTTTATCAGGCTTGTTCTGATCTCCTCGATGGTCTAGTCAATGGTCGAGTAGTCCATAATGGCCAAGAGGAATTGATTAAGCAGATGAACAACTGCGCAGCTAAGACGAATGACTCATCCTGGCGTATTGTTAAACGCAAAAGCGCAGGCGATGTCTCTGCACCGATCTCTTTGGCGATGGTCGTGTCAATGCTATTAAAACCACAACAGGTAGCGGCTATTTACACAGAATAAACTATATGTAGTGTATAATTGCCATCTATGGGTATCCTTTCGCGCCTTACAGGTGCAGCGTCAAAGTCTAATATTGAAGCGCAGTATGCACCTCAGGTCTTGGGTGAGTATTCTCCTTATGCGATGCCATTCCAATTTGCTTATGTCGGACGCACAGAAGCAATGGGAGTCCCGGCACTAGCTCGATGCCGTAACCTACTTGCTGGCACAATCGGTACGATTCCGTTAGAGCTTTACAAGAAATCAACTGGTGAAGAATTAGGCAAGCCACTTTGGCTAGAACAACCTTCGTACCATCAGCCACGTTCTGTCACTATCGCTTACACAGTTGATTCACTTCTATTTTACGGACAGGCATTCTGGCAAGTTGTCGAGACTTACCAGGAAGACGGCCGTCCATCACGTTTTGAGTGGATCGCTAACAGTCGAGTAACTGCAACACTTGATCGCGATAACGTATTCGTAAAGTCTTACGCCATCGATGGTACGACAGTACCGATGGACGGACTTGGATCACTAATCACATTCCAATCATTAAGCGATGGCATTCTTAATACTGGAACATCGACGATTCGCGCAGCTCTTGACATTCAGAAGGCTTCAGTAATTGCAGCAGCGACTCCAATGCCTACTGGTTATCTTAAGAACACAGGCGCAGACCTACCTCCAGCAGAAGTCCAGGGATTACTTGCAGCATTCAAGAACGCTCGTCAAAATCGTTCAACGGCTTATCTTACTTCCACTCTAAATTATGAGACAGTCGGCTTCAGCCCTAAAGACATGATGTACAACGAGGCAATCCAGAATCTTGCTACTGAGATCGCTCGTCTCTGCAATGTTCCTCCTTACTACGTCTCAGCAGATCAGAACACAACGATGACTTACGCCAACGTAACCGATGAGCGTCGCCAGTTCCTTACACTATCTTTGCAACCATTTATCTCAGCCATCGAAGATCGTCTATCTATGGATGACATCACCGCTCGTGGCAACATTGTCAAGTTCGACATTGATAAGAATTATCTGCGCACAGACCCATTGCAAGAACTAGCAGTCATCCGTGAACTCCTTGATCTCCAATTGATCACCCAGGAACAAGCCATGGAGATGACAGACCTAACACCTAACGGAAGCGAAGGAATGATATGAGCGAGATGCTTACATTCTCGGCAGAACTTACTGCAGATAGCGCAGCGCGCACTATCTCTGGCAAGATCGTGCCATTCAATGGCGAGGTTGGAAATACCTCCGCCGGGGCAGTTGTCTTTGAGCGTGGTGCGATTAATATCGCTGACTCATCTAAAGTGAAGCTCCTTCTGGAGCATGATCCAAAGCAGCCAATCGGCCGCGCTCAATTCTTTAACGAAACAGAAGACGGAATCTTTGCATCTTTCAAGATTTCTAAGTCTTCCCGTGGCACAGATGCTCTCATCGAAGCCTCAGAAGAACTCCGCACTGGTCTTTCAGTCGGAGTTATGGTCAATGCAGCAAAGCCTAAGAATGGCGTTCTGTATGTATCGAGTGCTGACCTGCTCGAAGTAAGTTTGGTTCAGGCAGCAGCCTTCAAGTCTGCAGCCGTAACCGATATCGCGGCCTCTGAAGATGAAGCCGTTGAAGAAACCCTACCAACAGAAAGCGAGATAGCCACCGTGGAAGAAACCACTTCAGCCGTCGAAGCAACACCAACAGTTGAGGCTGCGGCAGTTGAGGCTGCTCGCCCAACTGTAACTGCAATGGCTTACACAAAGCCACGCATTGAAGTAACTGCAGCAAAGTACGCTGAGAACACAATCCGTGCAGCGCTCGGAGATGAGTCAGCTCGTCAGTACATCGCAGCAGCAGACAACACAACAGACAACGCTGGTCTTGTGCCAACACGTCAATTGTCAGAAATCATCAACCCACTCGGAACAACAATCCGTCCATCTATCGATGCAATCTCACGCGGAGTGCTTCCAGATGCCGGTATGACATTCGAGATCCCAAAGATCACACAGATGCCAACAGTTGCAGAGACTGCAGAAGATGCAGCATTCTCTGACACAGATCAGAATGCTGCATTCTTGTCAGTATCAGTAAAGAAGTACGCTGGTCAGCAAACATTCTCTGTCGAGTTGCTCGATCGTACATCACCAGCATTCTTTGATGAGCTTGTCCGCAACATGGCAGCAGCTTATGCAAAGACAACTAACGCAGCAGTAAACGCTGCACTTATTTCAGGTGCAACTGCAGATGCGACAACAACAGTCACATACCCAACTGCAGCAGAACTCCTTGGAATTGTCGCTCGCGGTTCAGCATCTGTATATGGTGCAACTGCAGGCCTTCCAAATCCATTCGCTCGCAACATGGTCGTATCAACAGGACAATGGTCTAACATCATGTCACTTAACGATGCAGGCCGTCCAATCTACACCGCTTCACAACCAATGAACGCAGGCGGAGCAGTTGCTCCAACTTCACTCACAGGTAACGTTGCTGGACTTAACCTTTACGTTGATCCAACTAACGCTGGCGATGGAGATGGAACAATCCTTATCGTAAACCCAGATGCGTACACATGGTACGAGTCACCAACATACCGCCTACGCGCAGAATCAACTGCAGCAGGACAGGTAACAATCGGCTACTACGGCTTTGGCGCAATCGCTACAAAGGTCGCAGCAGGCGCATTTAAGAACAACAAGGCGTAAGCCAACCCTAAGTCGCTGGCGGCGGAGTGCCCTTCTCCGCCGCCAGTCTTTAGAAAGGATTAGCATGGCACTCACAACAGTTGCAGAGCTTCGCACCGCCCTCGGCGTTGGCACTCTCTATACTGATGCAGTCTTGCAGCAAGTCTGCGACGCTGCAGATAACGTCCTGCTTCCTTTCATCTGGAATAACACATTCTTCAACATCGCACATGAATCAACTGCCACAACTGCGAAACTTTATTTTGCAGAAAATATCAAAGACATTTTTTATGTCGGACAGACAGTCGTCGTAAACAACAATGAGTCACATCTCAACGGCAGCAAGACACTTACAGAAGTAGGCGATCACACGATCGGTTACAACATCAACAATGGCGTAGTTCAGCCTAAGCATTACTTAAACCCTTATGGCTCAGTAAACGCTGGAACTGCACTTGATCCAGCCACAGTCCCGGCAATCCAAGAAGCTGCACTTATGATTTCGATCGACATTTGGCAGTCTCGCCAGGCTCCATCTTCAGGCGGAGTAACCATCGATGGCTACCAGCCTTCTCCTTACCGCATGGGCAATACCCTTCTAGCGCGTGTTCGTGGATTACTTGCACCTTATCTTGATCCGAGATCGATGGTGGGCTAATGGCCGCCATATCAACACTCCGCGCAGGAATTGCCGCAGCTCTTACCGATAACACAAAGTATTCAGTTTTTTCATTTCCACCTGCAACACCTATCGCCAATAGCGTCATAGTCGCACCTGCTGATCCGTACATTTCCCCATCTAATGGCTGGCATTCAACTATTTCGCCTATGGCCAATTTCGTAATTTCCGTCATGGTTCCTTTGCTCGATAATGAAGGCAACCTTAACGGGATGGAAGATAACATCGTCCGGGTTTTCAACCTGCTCGCTGCATCTGCCTACACCTACAACGTAACAGAAGTATCGGCTCCAGCCGTACTCAATGCCGCGTCTGGTGATCTACTAACCTGTAATATCAATATCTCAGTCCTAACGAGTTGGAGCTAAAATGTCCGAGTGGGAAAAAGAGCAAGAAGCCTTCCTGATCAAGATCGGGCAGGTAGCACCATCAGCACCAAAACCATCTACTAAGAAAGACGAGGAATAACCTAAATGGCTGTATTTCTAAA